TCACTTTTTGTCAATTTGTCTTTTGGATGCATTTGGCAAATTGCATTTGATGAGTTTTCTTATATGAGTGCTAGGAGTTTTTGGACTGAATGCGGTATCGTAGCTTATGGGGATGATCACATTGTATCTATACCTCAAACTCGATTGGAATATTTCAATCAGTTAAATATGCCGGATCTGTTTAAACAGATAGGTCTTAGTTATACAATGGAAGATAAAGATGCCCATGCTGAATTACCGTCGCGACCTCTTTCATCTATTTCGTTTTTAAAACGTAAGTTTGAAAGGGATGAATTATCTGGACGTTGGCTTGCCCCTCTTACACTTGATACGGTTTTGGAGTTTCCTATGTGGATGCGTAAGAATACCGATGCGAGAGCTCAGACCATAGCAGAGTTGGAGAATGCGCTGCGAGAACTGAGTTTACATCGTCAAAATACGTGGATCCGTTGGGCTCCAGTGTTGCTTAGGGAGCTTGAGGAGTTGGGACATTATACAGAGTTTGTAGATCAAAACGAAACTAGAATGTTCACAATAAATCAAGAGTGGGAGATGTGATCTTGCTAAACTGAAACAAATTCTCGGATATAAATTAGTTTAGTAGTGCTATTTCCCAGACAGGCTGGACTATTTAGTCTTACCTCCCAGGATGGCCTGTGGCAGCCCCACATTATCCAGGGTAACCGAGTATAACGTAGATTGGCTAGGTCGTCGTTTACGTTGAATATATGGCCTGCAAATAATGAAATGAATAGTCAGACTCGTAATGGATCAGGTAATATTACCGAAACCCAGGCTGACGAACTTTACGAGACTGCTCCCCAAATTACGCCGTCAGCCGAAAGGCGTGTCCAGATAACAGCTTTTTCTGATGATCAAGCAGTTATTGATGAGAAGGTCCCTGGTGAGACTCTTCTCCCAAATAAAGATACGCAACAACATACGGATAGTATGATTCACAGTGTGGTTACTTTTTTAAAGAGACCACAGCTTGTATCCTCGTTTCAATGGTC